ATGAATTTCTGGTAATTTCGAACCTCGCGTTCCAGAATATCACGCGGATACACTCGGCCATTCTGGTTCAACGTTTCAGCCTTCTGCAGAATGCCCTTCATGATGAGCTTTCCACCGTTAGCCTCCCTGCTCTCCTTTATCGATTTAGCATCATAAGAGAATGGAGCCCACTCAGTGAGCAGCGTTAATGATCTATCACTCATTTTTGTTCTCCAACTCCTGGTACAGTTGAGTTAGCTGCATGAACTTAGTGATCCCGGTATCGTCGAGCGACTTTGTGCTTGTGCTCTCGACCATCGTGCGGACGCTCTCGAGCTTTTCCGACAAAACTTGACTATCGGTTGATTCACGAAGCTTTTCAAGCCCTCGTAACGCGCGTCTCTTAATGCTTTCAAGCATTCTCTCGTCTATAGATCCATGAACGTAATCTCGGATCAAAGCACGTTGAGTTTCGTTCAGCTTATCTCCCCACTTTTTTTCAAACTTTTCGTTCATTATTTTGACCGTCAGAGATGAGACCTCTTTGGTCGTAAGCTCATCTAAACTTTCGGACACTTGCTTATCAGCTTGCATCCATTCGAGGAGTTTTCCTTCGTAATCAACGATACGATGTAGGTCAGCTTCATCTTCACGTCGCCAATCATTCAGGAGCGTCTGCACGGTGGCGTACGTCCGATACTCTTTAATGGGCTGGTTGAAGAACTCCGCGTCATTGATGACTTTGTTAATATCACGAATTAGAGCAGACTTTTCAATTTCCAGCTGCTGCTGAGAAAAAGAATGCACACCACGTCGTGCTTCTTGAATGATTCTCAGACCTAATGATTCTGATTTGATGGTCGTGTTCACAAGCGCCTGAAATAGTCTGAACTCCCTGAATATTTCAGTTCCTGGCCGGTAGTACTTCTTGATTATAGAAGTGCACTTTGAGGCTGTCGAAATATCATTATCGACCAAAGCAGCAGAAGTTCTTCGAAGCAGCTGCTCGTAGATGATTCCGACGTTTCTCTTCTTATTGTGCTGGTTACTCATCTGCGCTTCCTGAATTGTTAAGTATCTCTGATGATTCAGACATGAGAGTACTTCTTGCATTACTTATACTGCCACGCATATGCTTTAATGCCTGCACCATCTCAGGGGTCATCTTTGTTTTTTGGAATGGAACATCATCGTAGAGTTCTTCCATCAAACTAAAATTTTTCTTCGATTCCATGGTGCTCGACAGAACCTCATCTTCATCGAAAATTCTGTTAGAGGTGTCCTGGTCACGAGCCCAGCTACCTACTCCTGCCATCTTAAACATGTCAGGCATATCGACTGAAGCTGCAGTGCTTCGATCTCTTGGGGCGTCCACTTCTTTCCCGAAAACATTTCTTATCTTCTTTTCAGCTTTTAGTGGAAGATCCTCATTTTCTATCGATAGGATCGCCGGTCTATCGACGCCAGCTGAGACGATCTCGCCTGACCTCTCAACTCCTGCCGTTAACGCGGCGGCGGCGCCAGCCTCGGCTCCTGCACCGCCACCGACCCCGCCGGCGCCCTCAGGTCCTGGCTGAGCCTCGAGCTCTGCATCCTCTTGCTTATCCTTCTTGCGACCTTCCTTGATGTTATCGATGTCCTCGTCAGAAAGACCCATGATGTTCTTACGTACCCAACGTCGATCTACAATGCCCTCAGGTGCCTTGCCAGCGATATCAAACCTTGAGGAGATAAGCTCGAGCTTCTGTTGCTGGGCAATTGTGGATGGATTGGAAAGCTTCAGGGTAAAATCGAGGAGATCCTCTCCCTCGTACCCGTGAGAATAGAGATGGATCATCGCGATCTTGTTAAGCTCGGAAATGATGACCTTTTGGATCCTAGCAATAGTACGAGAGAATCTAATATCTTCTTGGGCTAGCGTAGCCTTTGCTCCGATCTCCTCGTCATACCCGAGGTAAGCTTTCGGAATTTTGAGGGCGGCGAAGAGCTTCTTCTGGATGTATTGTACATCCTCAATTGCCGCTGCGTTAGAGCCGCCTGCGAGTGAATCGATCTTTGTTCCGGTCTCCCCACCACGAACTGGAATGAAGTAGTCTTCGTCAACCGCGAGCGGATTGTAACGCAGGTCCATCTTGCCGTTAGCCTTGTCGGTAACCCGATTACGCTTTAGACTCGTCTGGGCCTGTTCCATGACGTTGGCGATTTCCTCTGGTGGTACGTTACCAACATCGATATAGAAAACCCTGCGTTCAGGAGCACGAACGATACGATACACAAGCATCGCGTCTTCCATGAGAATCAGCTGACGCCAGATACGACGAGCAGATTCCAACACTGACGATCCGTACGGAAGGAACGCATCATTTCCAAGCAGCCTAAAATGTGATATCTGCCAATTTTCTAGGATCTGATTGCCTCTGGTAATCCATCGAAAGCGAACCGCCATCGGATCTTTGGGGTCGTATCCCTCTTCGCGCTCCATCTCTGATATTGGAATCGGATACGCATTTATTACACCGTAGTTGGGATGAATGTCATTGAAGAGAAAGAAGTCGCCGTACTTGCACAGATTACGAGTCCACATAGGCAAGTTGAACTCGATATTTAGTGTGTCCGTGAACAGAGTCTCAAGTAGCTCTTTGATTCTTCGATTTTCCGAGTGAATATGAAGTACTTGTCCCTTCTCATCTTGCGAGACGGTCTCCTCAGCGTATATGTCAAGAGCAGAGGCAATCTCCGGGGTCGCTTCCATCTCTGAGAAGTCAGAGTATCTTGACATGCGATCGAACGCGCCGTAAGCCGACACGGTGCTGGAGTAGATGTCAGATTGATTCCTCCTGAACATCTCGTAGGCTGACGACGCCGTCGGTTCGGAAAAATTCTTGACCTTCCTGCGAATTACTGGACCCGACCTAAAGAGTTGGGTCAGCCTTTGAAAAAGATTCTTGTTAGTTTTTTCTGCCATCTTACTCTCAATTGTACTTGATTTGTCGATTCCTTAAATCAACCCTTGACCACCCAACCAAAATGTGTGTAAGGATTTATTCCTGTCATCGATTTTCCAGGTAATGCGTCCACCATGATAGGAGAGAGAGGGTTCCTCGGGTGAGGTACATCGGGTAGCTTCTCATCATCCTTTTTGTTCACGGCAAACGCAGCTATCATTGCTCTTGTGACCTCTTGACTGTGACGTGAATAATCCGTGTCAGTATCGAACAACCAGATTCCAATCGCAAGCGCCATCACAAGGTCATCGTTATAACCTTTCATAGCTTTCGCAGTTTGACCCACCCACGTAAATGTCTTGAGCTCCTCTGCCATCCTCGTTGAACGTATACGAATCTGCTTATTTCGAATTACTTCCTCCAGCTTCGTCAGTATTTTCGTTCGATTAGATGGTCCAGTCGTGAAACCGATATTGGCGACATCGGCAGATCCAGCGTTGGCTCCCACGTACAAATACTTTCGATCCTTGTAGTAAAGATTCGGATAGTTCAGCTCCTTCAGTTTCATACAAACGGCGTAACCGTAGCTGTTATTTTCTGGGCATACGAGAGCTTTGTTATACCGCAGACCTGCCTCATTAAGCAGGACCGCGAATTGATCGGGAGGTATTTTACCCTTGAACTCCGCCACCTGCTCGCCCGCAGTCGTGTCCAGAACATGGAAACTGGAGTAGTCAGCCCCATCTCCCCGAGCCACGTCGGCAGAGATGATGTACTTATGACCAGGCATAGAGTATCTCCACACCCAAACTCCCATTTCAGGACCCCAACGCTCTATCGGTGTCTGGGTACTGGAGATTATGTACTCAAGATCATTTGCGCCTAAAAATGTATCGCCTGATGCTGCAAAGTCACAGAGCAGCTCCTGCGCGACCTGCTTCCTGGTCATGTTCCTGGATTCGTTATCGAACCAGGATTGATCTCTCTCTGGATGAACGTCCCATGGAAGTTTTATCGCGTTGAACTCGTTAAGTCCGGCCTCTCCTTCGACGTAAAGCTTGTGATACTGTCCACCGACGCCGTTCGGCGTGGAAAGAACGATAGCACGACCACCCGTCGACAGCGTGGGATATAGACCTGTCCAGAGCTCATCGAAGTTTCCAATAAACGCAGCCTCGTCAACGATCAGAAGCGTTAGAGCTTCGGATCGACCTGCATCCTCGGATGTCGGAATCGCCTTGATTGAGGAGCCGTTGCTAAACTCTACCACCTGCTTCGTGTCAGACCTAACTGAGGGCATGACGAGCCATGTTGGAAGGTTTTGCAGCATAACTTTCACTTTTTTGATGAAATTCTGCGCAACCGCCAGCTTCGTAGCGATAATGAGTATAGCTTTATCTTTGTAGAACAGCGCAAGCCAGAGAGCGTAAGCGGCAGCCAAAGTAGAGATACCTAGCTGCCGCGACTTCAGGATGACATTGAATCTGTGCTTCTCAAACTGATCAAGACAATCATCCTGAAATTTGTAGGTGTCGAATCCGACTAACCCTCGTGTAGGGTGTTGAATCTTCACGTACTTGTTGATGAAGTACGATGAATTTTTACCACACGATACAATCTCAGCGACCTGTCGATCTTTAGACAGGACCGCCACTTCACACCACCTGCAGTATGACCTGCCTCCTGTAATAGGCAACACGACGAGGTGATAGGTTGGTAGCCGAGATAACCTCAAGAGAATCTTTGTTCGAGATTTCCTTAAGCTTAATCGACTTTCCAGTCATATCCTTGAACTGTGCCTTCAGGTCAGCCACGCACTTCGTTAAAATTTGGATCGATTCATGATTGATGCGATCGACCTGGGACCTCAGTGCTTGATCGGCTGCGAAGTGAACTACAGTCATATACTTGAGAGTTACAGTATCACCCGCTAGAGAGCAGTTGACAGAATTGGGCATCGAAGAAACGCCCCACCCTTTCATAGCTATTTGAGATAGCGCGTTTAAATCTTTAGTTGATAAGTGCATGTAGACATCTCTCCAGCCTTAAATATGCTTTCTCGAGTGAGGCGATGAGAATCTCTTAAGTTTGATTCCATCTATGATCGATTGATCCGGCCTCCACCCCTTTAACCATCTCTCACGATTAGGGTCTGCGACCTCGATCTCGCAATCAAAGCAACAACTCGACCGCATCAAAGATATCTCATCGATCTCATCTATCAAAACGCAAGTGCATAAGGGACACTCAAGAGGTGAAGATTCATTGTCTAAATTGCCGCGCTTCGTGATCCTAAAGCTCGTTTTTTTTAGTGGAACTTTCATCACTAATACCTCACACACGCATCGATACCATCGTGAGATATT